TCTAACATAGAAGTACCATATGGTAACTTTCTATCATCACCCAATAATCTAAAATGAGCAATTTCCCAAGCTTGGAATTCCATATCTTTGTTCTTCCATTGGAATCTTAATTCTCTTGAGGGTAATTTAATATCTGTTTGTTGATTGGCTGATTTTGCACTTGCACCTTCTAATCTTTCTATTTCAATATTAGGTAACTGTTGACAACCAACGATTCCTTTTTCAGGGTCAATTTTTAAATAAACAAAATCATCTCCGTACTTACAAAGACCTCTAGTCCACATTTGTAAGTTTGTGTTTATATCTAATTTATTTTTAAATAAATCTTCTAATATTGATTTAATTCTATCTGATTCAGAATATATAGTTAGTATCTCTCCCTTCTCAGACATTGTTGTAGATTCTTCAGCGTATATGTCTAACGCGGCTGATATTTCAGGAGTAAACTCCATTGATTCATAATCATAATACGCTGATAACCTATTAGGTTCATAATACACAGATTGATTATATAACGATTGGTCTAATTTAGTCCATTTGTCCGCAATAAACTGAGTTTGTTGTGCTTGGAGTAATGCCTTTTCGTATTCTTCTCTACTATCCGTTTTTAATATCTCATCTTTATTGAAATTAAATGCTGGTGCATCAGTCTGTTTAACTTGGTTTGGATAACCAAACATTCTTGTTAATTTCTGAAAGACGGTGTAATTCTGTTCTGCCATGTATATAAATACTTTTCTTTATAATATAAACTAAATTATTGGTATTTGGAACACTATTTAGACTTACCAAATAACCACATATGTTCTTGATATGCTTGTTTACCTACATTCATGTTGTTATTTTGATGATATAGATTATTATTATCCATACCCATAGAACCTATTTGGTCAAATGCAGTACCATAAGAATAAAATGATTTATTTGGTTCATATGACCTTTCTGACATTGTCCAAGATTCCAACATTGCTTTATTAGCGGATTCGTTTTTCTTTAATTGATTAAAACACATATCTGCGGCGTATAAAGCCATAGACATACTCATAATTGAATCATCATGGGCTCCCTTCATATGGTCAGGTCTACCATTCATATAAACAAACGTATTCAATTCGTTTAATAACCTACTTGATCTAATACTAAACCCCTTTCTAAGTTGTTCTTCGAACGCGGCAACTATTTGGGTTCTTTTATTGTTGAAATTTATACCAGGGATTTTATCCATGGCCTTTTTATTCCATTCCCATATATTTTGAGTGTTTATACCGTCAATGTATAAATTTTTATATTGCATCTCTTGTAACTTTCTAGATGTTGCAACACCCATACCTCCTGTAATATCAATCACAATATATGCCTCATATAGTATTCCCCATTTGTAGGCGACCGATGCTAAATCATCTGGAGGTATTTTACCGATATACTCAGCCACTTGTTCTCTCTCATCAAAATCAATAATATTAATTGATGAGAAGTCTTCACTATCCCCTCTACTAACATCCACACCCATAATGTAACGATGTCCTTGGACAGGTTCTTTCCAATGCCAAAACGTACCTTGCATATACTTTTCCTTAGGGATACGAATCATATTCTTAGCAATATTCTCTTGAATATCTCCAGGAATAACCCCATCACCCGAACCTAAGAAGTCACATTCCAATTCCTGAGCAATCTTACGTCTATCGTATTTAAATTTCTTAGACATAGATTCAAACCAAGAAGAGAATGGTTTATACCCTTGTTCAAGATAGTCATTGTATTTCTCAGGGTCAAAATCACGCATAGTAACCTCATTATCATCATACTGTTCTCTATTTAACATATAATGACAGATGTCTTGACATTTAACCCAATGTAAATCTTTGGTATAACGAGGGTCTTTAAACCATCTTAAATCTGTTATATGGAAATCATTGATTCCACGCAATGCTTGGTCATAAACACCGTAATATATAGGGTCATAACCATTTGGTGTTGAGATTAGAATAATCTTACCACCCGTTGATAGAGACGCCATAGACGCCGCCCAAAAATCTTCACCCGCTTCAATATATGCGGCTTCGTCAAATACAAGTATAGTAGGAGTATAACCACGTAACGCATCCGCAGATGTTGCTACGGCTTTAACTTCACAACCGTTATTTAATCTAAATCTACTTTCTGAGTTTTTATCAGGAGAAAACCCAACATTAATCCACTCGGGCCATTGTTCAATAAAGTGTCTAACTTTATTAGCCATTTCCACTGCGGTATCTCGTTTGTTCGCAATAAGAAGAACTCTTTCAGGTTCACTTTCTTTAGCTGTTTGTAATTTCTTAGAAATCCAAGCTGCGGTAACTGTTGTAACCCCCGCCTGTCTATATTTTCTAGTTATGTTTTCATTATAATTTTCATAGTCCTGAATCAATTGAATTTGGTCAGGGAACAACTCTAATGGAACATATTTTTTTTGAGTATTGTCATAAGTTTGCAAATATGTTTTTAATGCATATGGTGCATCCTTAATAATCTTTGCATACTCTTTTAATTGTTCTATTTTGGAATTCATATATATAAATACAAAAAAAGGGAGTTAAACTCCCTTTGTATTAATCTTTCGATGTTGTGATTCCTAGTGAACCTAAGAAATCATCTAAATCATCTCCGCCGTCTTTATTATCGTTATCATCATAATCATCCATTTCTCTATTATATTCATCTTCCTCCCAATCTTCATTTCTTAAACTATCTTCAATTTCTTTAACCATTCTTTCAACAACTTGTTTTGCTCTTGGGTCTCCTTTAACAACCATATTCATTAATTTAGCAAAATCTTTGGTTGATAATTTAGATATTCTTGAAAATAGATAATTTTGAATGTGTTTATAATCATCTTCATATAATCTATCAGGATATGTTGCTAAAAGTTTTTCCCAAATATATGGACCAAATCTTAAATCCCATATTTCCATTGGTAAAGTATCTGTAACACCCATTACCATATCTGCTTGTCCTTTTTCGTCAGGTAAACCTTGTGTGGCAATGATTTCCATTGTACCCTTAATTAATTCATGAACTAAAACTGGAAAAAACACCCCACGTGCTCTAACTGTAGGTGGTTCTGTTTCAGGATCAACTTCCTCTTTACCGGCTTTAGTTGATTCACCACCACCCCCTAACATCATTTCGTCAGGGAAAATCCAATATAACATATCGTTAACCGACATTAAAATACCATATAATCTAACAATGTTTGGTTTAAGTGCTGTTAATCTTTCAGCTACCAATTCAAACATATAGTGTCCTTTTTTAGAAGAACCTTGAATCAATGCATTCATCACCTTTCTTTTTGCAACTTCGTCATTGAATATTTCAACCGCACTCATAAATTCTTCTACATCATTTCCTGCTTCTTCAGCATCAATACCAAACTCCTGCTCAATTTCCTCTTCGGTTGGATTTTCTGATTGATTTGCAAAACCTTCGTTACTAATATCTCCAATTCCCACCAATTTAGCGTCATATTGTACAACACCCTCCGGAACAGCCAATTCTTTCTTAACTAACTCAATAGCTAAGTTTTCTAACATTTCTTTATTTTCAGATTCAAACGCTAACACTTCCCTCATCGCTCCCATCATAGATGATTGCAATTGTCCAAAAGTATTACCATCGGTTACATTACCTTGTTGGCCCGTATATTGTTTTACTTTATTAACAACATCAATAAAACGTTTTGACGCAATTACTTCCTCAAAATTAGAAGGAATTCCCTCTGGTTCATCTTGGGGTATTGACGGATTATCTTTATAAGGTGTTTCCTTATCCGCTAATTTTCTTTCCAATTCAGGATTCATCCTTTCTGGATTATTACCGTAGTCTACTGGCATCTCATTCAAATTTTCTTTGATTAAAGATAACAATTTTTTCTTGGAAATCATAATTATTTTTGGTCTTTAAATTTAAATCCTAAATTTTTGAATTTCATGAATTCAGGTATTTTAGTTTTGTTCTGATTAACATCACCTTCCTCACCTAATGCTTTAGGTTTTGGTGTATGTTTTGGTTCAAATGGATTCTCTCTTTTTGGTTTACCTGGTTTTGTTGTTGGTTTTTCTCTAACAGGTGTTTCGGGTGTGGGTTGAGAGGGTGATGGTTGATTTTCGTTAAGTTTAACTTTAATTAATTCCATAATTTCATTTTTTGATGTAAAACTATGAAAATTTTCTTCAGCTAGTGCACCTACCCATTCTTTTATATCCACACCTTCTTTTTTCTTTTCTTTCTTTTGACCTTTTAAAATCTTAAAGTCTTGACCATCAATTTTACCATTGTGGTTTTTATCTAAATTCTTTTGTTTTCCTTTTAATTCTTCTTTAACTTCAGATTCAACTGGTTGAGCAATTGTTGACTTATCAACTGGATCTTTTGTAATTTTATATCCTTTAGGTGATGGAGGTAAAGAACCCCCATCCTCACCAACTTTATATGATGGCTTACCAGGTACAGTTGTTACTTGTTCACCTAATATTCTCTCGGCCAAACCATTTAACTGTTTATCGCTAAAATTAACTAATGTTTTTTCTGAGAAACCTTCTCCCATCAATTTTTCAACTAATTCTGACCTTTTCATATTTCTTTGAATTTTATTTCTTCTTTTATTAAAAGATATTCTCTCTGTTTTAATTTTTTTGTTACACTCTCTAAAGATTCACCAAATTTAAATGTTAATCTTTCGGTATCCGAATTCATATCAAACTTTTCCCAAGCCATTGCAACCACCCCGTCTACAGCATCAATAACTCCGAAATAATCGGAGTCTTGAACTAATTCTAATTGTAAGTCTGTATTTTTTAATAAACCCACCAAATCCACATATTCAACTTCAGGTGACTTTGGTAAAGATGATGCAGAAGAAGGAATTATAAACCACTCATCCATGTCAATTTCAGTACTTTTACTAAAGATAAATTCGTACTGTTTTTGTCCTTTATAATCAGAACCGATTTCATTAACATAGATAAGATGCATTTTATTTAAAGTATTTACTTAACTTTTCACTAATTGCTTGATTGATATCATTCTTAATTTCATCTAAATCAAGTTCTTGAACATCATCTTCATAAGATTGTCCTTCACTTGCTTCAATGTCAGCATATTTGTTTAAATCTAATTCATTTGTTTCTTCTTCGTGTTGTGGTATTGGAGAATCAATAAAACTATTCAATAAATCCATAGTTTCACCTAAGTCTTCATCACCAGTTACGGGTTCCTCTGCAGGTACCTCTTCGTCAGAAGATGGTTCTTCAAGTGATTCTTCATCACCCATTTCATCTTCTTCTCTTTCGAATTTTTTAGCGATGTCCTCAATATCCTCATCATCTAATTTATCTAAATCAACTGCAGAAATAACCATGTTTAAAATGTATTTGATATCATCACTTTCCATTTTATCCTGTAAATCTCTTAATTCTTGACCTAATTTACCTGCATATTTTTGAGCTTCCGCCATGTAATCAGAACGTTTTCCTTCTGAACCCATTTCTTCACCATCTGAAGGAGGTAATTCACCAACAGGTTCCTCTGATGGAACATCCATAGGCACATCTCCACCTTCTGGAGAAGCTGGTGGAACATCTCCACCCGCATCGGGGATTGCAGGTGAGTCTAACGATGGTTCGGCCAATGGCGATTCCTCCTGAGGTTTGTTTTGTTTTAAAACATATTTTGTTGCTTCTTGTAATTCTTCTTGACCTTTTAAAAGTTCAAGTCTTTTAAGAGCTTCACCATATGATGAAAATTTATTCTTATTTTTCATAAACATGCCACCGATGTAATCAAGAGAACTTTCGTTTAATCCCTTTTTTACATAGTAACCGTCTTTTTCTTTAACGATACCGTATAAACCACCTGTTTTAGATTCTTTCACTAATTCAGAAGATGGTTTTGATGATTTGTTATTATTGTTGTAGTAGGTTAACTCGAGAATTCTTTTTAATTTGTCATCTCCGTTAAGTTTTTCACTACCAAGTGGTTTTAAATCTGCCATTTTGTTAATTGTTAGATATACTTATTCTTATCCTATAAATACATAGATATAGGGAAAAAAATAAGGTTCTTTATTGTGTTATAGATAATTTCTTATCTACAAGCTGTGTTTTTAATTTTAATAACTTCTCAATATACCCATTTCTTCTAAGTAATTTGAATGTTAGGTTTTCATATGAATACTCTCCTCCCGATTCTAAACCACCCTGTCTGAACTCTTTTAACTTCTTTCTTAACTCTTCAATATCTTCTATTGGGCCTCCTTTTTTAACAATAGAATCTATTTTTTTCATATATTCCTCAGATTTTTGTAAAATCATTCTATCATCAATATTGTGTTTTGATTTGTTAGGTTCGATAATCCAATTATTATGTAAAATAGAATATACGCCAGAAGAAACGTGTTCCTCATCGATATCTTGGACATAGAGTTCAACATCAAATCCTTTAATTACAATATCATGTTTTTCATTCCAAACGTTTTTCTTCGCATCAAAAAACTCCTTTAATAAATCTAAATTATAATCTGTTTCCTTAAAATCAATCAAAATGTGTAAATCAACATCCGAATAACTGGACCAATTATAATTTGATAATGAACCAGTTAAAACAACATCGTGTATGAAAAATTCAACCCCCAGTGTATCAATAAACTCATCTGCTATTTTTAACAAGGTTTTTCTTATCTCCTCACGCATAACAAAAGACTTACCATCCTCCTCAAATATTTGATTAGATAATATGTCTTTTGGTTTAAAAGATTTTACAATCTTTTCATCTCCCACCTTGTCTTCAATCAGTTCTTCAAATAAACTCATTCTATTTTCTTAAACTTATAACTTCTAGCGATATTTTCGTTGAAGTATTTTCCTTGAGATTCTGCCATTCTAAATTTAGTAAACTTATTCCAAGGAACCTTATTATACTCATAAATAGCACCATTATTAAAAGTTACCGTTAAGTCCTCACTTTCAGTATTAAATGATGCGGATTTTAAATTAGATGAATTGATAATAACGTCAATCATCTTTCCATTAACTGTTTCTGAAATTATTCCCATAATATTATTGTTTTAGTACTATAATATACACAATAAATATCAAATAAAAAACCCCCTGATAAATCAAGGGGCAATAAATTAAAAATTCTTTTTTAATTGATTAATCAGTTTATCACTAAGATATTCCTTTCTTTTTGTACTCTTAACTTCAGGTTCATTAAATTTATTACGAATTGATTCACTATCGGTCCTTTTAAGGAGTTCAATATTGGCCTGCTCAATATTATTACGTTTCATTAGATTTTTATTCATTACATTTTCTTTATTATAAGTATAAAAAAACCCCGTGAAAACGGGGTTTAGTTTAGTTAAGAGAAATTTGTCTCTCTAATGACTTTTTCCTATCAATAGGTAAAGTCAATGTTAGAACACCGTTTTCAACCTTTCCAATGATATCTTTTTCTTTCACGTCATCTGGAATATCATAAGATTTAATAAAACTACCAATAAAATGATGTGTATTATCACCTTCTTGTTTTTCATAGGAAATTTTTAATACACCTTCTTTGGTTGATATTTTCAAATCTTCCTTGGTTAGTCCAGGTACGCTTATTGAAACAGAATAGTCCGTTTCGGTTTTACTGATGTTAGTTTCTGGTGTGGATAAAAATTTATTCACATCTAATCCAGAAAAAAATGGGTCTTTGAATAATGTTATCATAGTTTACATATTATTTACTTTTCATTTTACAAATTGTAAACCAAAATGTATAATTGTTATATTTTTAGACATAATGTCATTTTTAAAAATATTTTTAGACATCTTGTCATTTATTTGGTTTTTAGAATGAAATATGTTATGTTTGTAATAACAAAACTTATATCATATGGCTGTAGATTTTTTCGAGGAAGGACCCACCTCAACCCCTAAAAAGGGACGTAAGGGATCAACCACACCAATTTTAGATAACTTCTCTCGTGACCTTATTAAAATGGCTGAGGAAGGTAAAATTGACCCTATAGTAGGTAGGGATAAAGAAGTTAAAAGAATTGCACAAATCCTTTCCCGTAAAAAGAAAAATAATGCGGTTATTGTTGGTGATGCCGGTGTTGGTAAATCGGCACTTGTAGAAAAACTCGCATTAATGATTGTTAAGGGAGACTGTCCAACAAATCTTTTAGATAAAAGAATAATGTCTTTGGATTTAACTTCACTTGTTGCCGGTACAAAATACAGAGGACAATTTGAAGAAAGGATTAAAGCTATTTTAAATGAGTTACAAGAATCACCAAATGTAATTGTATTCATTGATGAATTACATACGATGGTTGGTGCGGGTAATGCGAGTGGTGCTATGGATGCCGCTAACATTTTAAAACCTGCATTGGCAAGAGGTGAAATACAATGTATCGGAGCAACTACATTTGATGAATTTAAAAAACACATTGAAAAAGATGCCGCTTTGGTTAGAAGATTTCAAAAAATAATTTTAAAAGAACCAACAGTATTGGAAACTATTGAAATCCTTAAAAACTTAAAGAATTCATATGAAAATTTTCATAGAGTGTTCTATGAAGAAAATGTGATTGAGACAATTGTAAAACTTTCAGGTAGATATATTGCGGATAGACAATATCCTGACAAGGCAATCGATGTTTTAGATGAATTGGGTTCAGAAAAAAGAGTTTCTAGTAGAGTACCCGAATCAATTGAAAAGTTTAAAAAACAAATTGATGAGGTTAAAGAAAAGAAAGTTCAAGTTGTTAGAAATCAAAATTATGAATTAGCAGCCAAACTAAGAGATGAGGAGAAAAAACTTTTTGATAAGCTTGAGAATGAAAAAGTAAAATGGGCAGAG